TCGTTTAGCAAAAGAGATATATGGCACTCCTTGGTGTGTTGATTCTCACTCTTTTTTATCATTGTCAAGTATTTTAAAGAATATTCAAAATGGTGTGGCTTTAGATATTCCAGAAGTTAAATTAAATTCTTTTGAATTTTTAAATACTAAAAGTGAATTAAGGCTAATTAGTAGAGAATGGCAACTTGATAAAAAAAACGATTTTGAGGGCATAGGTATTATTAATCTTAATGGACCTATCACAAAAGGTGGAGGAATGTCAAGTAGTGGAATGATTGAATTATCAAGTACCATGAGGACATTGTCTAATGATTTAAGGATAAAAGGTTTTATTGTTTTGACTGATTCTGGAGGTGGTTCGAGTAGTGCTGTTAAAATAATGTCAGACACAATTAATGAAGTCAAACAAACAAAACCAGTTTATGCTTTAATAGATAAAGGAGGAATGGCGGGAAGTGCTGCATACGGTATTATTTCAGCATCAACAAAGATATTTTCAGAAGATGCAATGAATATAGTTGGAAGCGTTGGAACAATGATAAGTTTTGACGGATATAAATCAAATTCAGAAAGTCCAGACGGTGTAAAACATATTACGGTCTATGCTTCAAAATCAACAATGAAAAATAAAGCATTTGAGGAGGCTTTAAATAATGATAATTATGATTTGTTAGTTAGTGAGTTATTAGATCCTATCAATGAAAATTTCATCAATTTAGTAAGCACAAACAGACCTCAATTAGTTGGTACAAATTTCGACAACGGACATACTGTTTTTTCAAAAGATGCAATAGGCACTTTTATCGATGGAATTGCAAGTTTTGATGAGGTTGTAGACATGGTTTTATCGGATTCAAAAAGTTTAGAAAATTCAAATATTAATATTAATTCAAATTCAAAAAAGATGACAAAAGAAAGTCTTAAGAATGAACACCCTACTATCTTTTCAGAGATATATCAAGAGGGTGTACAAGCTGAACAAAGCAGAGTTTCAGCTTGGATGGTACACGCAAATACAGACATGGAAGCTGTAAACGCAGGTATTGCAAGTGGAAAGGAAATCAGTTCAACTGATACACAAATGTTCTTGGTTAAACAAGTACAAAAAGGAAATTTAGAAGCATTGAAAAATGACAGTCCAAAAGAAGTAGTTGTAGATGCTGCTACTGGACTTGATAATGAAGATGCAAAATCTAAAGAATTGACAGAAGCGTTTAATTTTTAAATAAATAGATATGCCTATAAATGCAACACAAAGAAGTGCTACTAGAAATCAAAGTACAGTAGATTATTCAATTGATAATATTTTCATGTATGGAAATAGATATCAAACTGCAACGTTGTTAAATGATACAGGAGCAGAAGCAACGTTTTCGGATGGCTTTTTGGTATTAAGAAATACAGCGTCAGCAGGACAAATTATACCAGCAATTGCGGGAGCAACTTTAGCAAATGTAATTGGAGTTTTAAAAACTGATTCAATTACTTTAGCTGATGATGGAACTGCTGCTGTCAACTATGCTATTTGCGGTGATATTGATGTAAATTTACTTCAATTACCTGCAACTGTAACGTTAGATACAGTAGTTGGAACAACTGGAAAATGTTTAAAAGATTTTTTAACTGATTTAGGTTTTGTTTTAAGAAACGTAACTGAAAATTCACAATTCGACAATTAATCATGGCAATAAATATTATAGACCATACAGCAGCCTTAACATCAAAGGTTGTAGGAAGTTTTCAAGAAGATATACCGGTAAGAGCTGGTTTTGGTGGTTTTTTTCCAGAGGAAACAACTCCATCATTAGAAATTGATGTAGAAGTAGAGAGAGACAACGATCTAATCGCCGTTGATGTTATGAGATTTACAGAGGGAAATCCTAACAAAGCTACTAAAATGACGGAACACAAATATATTCCACCTTATTTTAAAGAGGAGTATTTTTTCCAACGTGATACTGTGTACATGAATGCAATTGCAAATGGTGTAATGAATAATAGAAATATTAATCGTTTAATCACGCAAAGAGCAGTTAAAGGAATGACAACTAGCCGTAAGAAAATCGAAAGAGCAATCCGTAAACAACAAGCTGATGTACTTCAAACAGGTATTGTTACCCTTGTAAATGGTGATAACATCAATTACAGAAGAAAAGCGGGTTCAATTGTTGTTAAAACAGGTGGTCAATTATGGTCTGCTCCAACAACTGCAAAGCCATTAGATGATTTAGCTTTAGCGATGACTTTCTTACGTGATGAGGGTAACTCAAACGGTTCAGATATTAATGTTATCATGCGTTCTGCTGCTTTTAATGCTTTTATGGAAGCTGATCAAGTAAAAGAAAGTTCAGACTTTAGAAGAATTGACCGTTTAAAAATTGATATGCCACAGTTTTCAGAAGCTACTGGAATGGCTTTTCAAGGTCAAGTAGCTGCTGGTGATTTTACTGTAAATCTTTGGACTTACAATGAAAAATATACTGATTCTAGTGATGTTACTCAATATTATTTAGACAGTAATAAAGTAATTGTTTTACCATCTGATTTTCAAGGTAAGACAGTATTTGGAGCTTTACCAACATTAACAGAAACAAGCATAAACGGTGTAACTGTTGATGCTCCTGGAATTGTTGAGGCAAATTATTTGATTCGTTCTTTTTCAGACAAAAAGACTTTATCAAGTGGGTTAGAATTGACTTCTGCTCCTTTGGTTGTGCCTTTTACGATTGACAAGATTTACACAATGCAAGTTTTAGCATAACATTTAAAATTTAAGAAAATGGCAAAATATGAAATTAAAGTAATTGCACATCAATTAAAAGGAAATAATATTGCTAAATATGGTGATGTTGTAGATGAGGTTCAATTAGACGGTAATGCTTCAGAATTGGCAAAAGCTGGTTTCGTTGAATTAGTAGAAGATGAAAAACCTGCAAAAGAGGTTAAAGAAGAAAAACCTGTAAAAGGTTCAAAATAAAAAATAAGTGTAATGGGGCGTATTTTAGATTTAGCAAGGCGAGATTCAAAGCGATATGTAACGAGTGGAGGATTTGAGGTTAATATAACCATCACCACTCCAAATGGTGTTAATACACTTGCAATGACTGGATACGCTTCAAAGCATTTTATAAATTTTGATTCTGATGGTTTACCAATAAATAGTAAAAATGTTCATATTTCTTTTGATGAGAATATTTTAGTTGAAAATTCATATCCAGTTAGAAATTCAAATAACGAAGTAAGTCTTTTAAATCATAAAGTTTCTTATCCAGATTCAACGGGTAATATTAGAACCTACATAATTCGAGAAACATTCCCAGATGAAACATTAGGATTAATAGTTTGTATTTTAAGTGATTTTAAATAATAAATAAATGGCATTAATAAACGAAGTAATACCGATTCAAGGTTTTGATTTAGTAGGTCAAAAGATAGCTTCAATTTTGCTTTTAGAATTGACAAATCAAATAAACATACAATCATTAACGGATGATTTAGGTGTATTTTTAGAAAGAACAAATCCTTACGATAAGAGTGAGGATTTAATGGTTAATGTAAGTTGTAATAATATTTCTTATTCGGAGTTCACACAAAGAGATTCACAAGGCAATACAACGTATTACGTAGATGTTTATGGACGTTCTTTTGAAACTGCTGATTTAAGCGGTGATTTAGGTTCACGAAACAAACTGAATTTATATGTAGGATTTTGCAAGTACATTTTATCATGTGTAATATATAAAACTTTAGATACTGGATTTGGTTTAATTGGTGGTGTTTATGTAACTGGAATTGCTTTTGATGCAAATGAAAGTAATCAAGATGGTACATTTATAAGAATGGCAAGAATTACACTTTCAGTTAGAATAATGGAAAATCAAGAAATGGATAACGTTTTAGAATTTACTGGTAATGATACTCAAATAAAATTATCCGATACGGATAAAGGACAAAAACTAATTTTTAATACATAATAAAATTATGGCAACAATTTCGACAGCCGTAGGATTAGAGAGAATATCTCGAGTTAGCGGTTACAAAATAAAAAAGGGTTTTTTCTCAAATGAAACTCAAAATTTACCTCAAATTATTGCAGTATTTGGAGAGGCTAGTACAGCCGCCAATCTATCTGGATTAACTGTAACAAAAAGAGAGGTTACATCTGCACAAGAGGCTGCTGAATTATATGGATATGGTTCTCCGATTCATGCACAGATGAGAATTTTACGCCCTATTAGTGGTGATGGTGTTGGTGGTATTCCAACGATTGTATTTCCTCAAATTTCAGATGTAGGAGCAACGGCAACCACGAGAGAATGGACTGTGACAGGAACTGCAACAGCAAACGCAACTCATACATTAGTTGTCAATGGTAGAACTGGAATTGATTTTCAGAATTATTCATTTTCAGTAGTTATTGGTGATACTGCAACGGTTGTAGCTGGTAAAATTAAAGATGCTGTAAATGGTGTTTTAGGAAGTCCAGTAAGTGCTCTCAATACATTAGGAGTAGTTACATTTACTTCTAAATGGGAGGGCGCTACAAGTGCTGAAATAACAATATCAGTTGACTTTGGAAGTGTATCAGCAGGAATGAGTTACTCACAAACAGATTCAACAGATGGAGCGGGTGCAGTTGATTTAGCTGATTCATTTAGCCAATTTGGGGATGACTGGTACACAATTGTAACAAATCCTTACGGAACTGCACAATTGAGTGCTTTTGAAGCTTTTAATGGTGTTCCGGATGCTGACAATCCAACGGGTAGATATGCAGGTTTATTATTTAAACCTTTTATGGCTTTCTTTGGAAGTGTTTTAAGTGATAAAGATGACTTAATTACAATAACAGATAATGCTTCAAGAGTTTCACAAGTTACAAATGTGCTTTGCCCTGCTCCTGCTTCGTTAGGATTCACTTATGAAGCGGTTGCCAATGTTGTATCCTTATTTGCTAGAATAATGCAGGATTCACCTCATTTGGACGTAAATAACAAAGCTTATCCAGATATGCCAATTCCTACAAGCGGTAATATTGGTGATATGGCAGATTATAACAATCGTGATTTACTAGTTAAAAATGGTTGTTCAACTGTAATGTTAGAAAATGGAGCTTACAAAATTCAAGACTTGGTTACAACTTATCATCCAGATGGAGAAGTTCCTTTGCAATATTCTTACGCTAGAAACTTAAATTTAGATTGGAATGTTTCAGATGCTTATAGAACATTGGAAACGTTAAGACTAAAAGATAAAACTTTGGTTTCAGATAGTCAAATTGTAACGGTTTCTGGAGCTATAAAGCCAAAAGAATGGAAAGCAGTTGTAATTGATTTATTTAACAGTTTAGCTGAAAAAGCCTTGATTAACGACCCTAATTTTAGTAAGGATAGTTTGTTGGTTCAAATTAGTGCTACAAATCCGAATAGATTTGAAACTTTCTTTAGATACAAAAGAACTGGAATTGCTAGGATTGAGAGTACTGATGTAGAGGCAGGATTTTAATAATTAAAAAACATTATAAAAAATGGCGAATTATATAGGAGGTGATATTCTTGAAATTGTATGTCAGCATACATTGGGAGAGTTTAGATTTGCACCAAAAGCAAATGAAAGTTTTACTTTAGATTCTGGAGGATTAAGAGTAAATGACGATGCTAGTCAAATCACAGGACAGGGAACGGCTATTTATCAAAAAAATAGAGTTCGTTGGAGCGCAGAAGGACCAGTCGCAGTTGATCCAATAAGTGGTAATGAGTTTGATAATTTACCAAAATTAGCAGGTCATCCAGACGAGGGAGTTTGGACTTTTACGCATGTTTCTGGTACGATATGGAAAGGAACTGGAACGGTAGTTGGGGATTTACAACCAGATACTAATACAGCACAAATGACCTTAAAGGTTAGTGGAAGTGGTATTTTAGAGAAAATTTAATTTAATACACAATGAAAAAAGAAGAAAAAAACATTATTAGCGAAGAACTTGCAATTCAAGAATTGACTGCATTTTATAATCATCATTCATTGATTGAAAAGGAGGAAAACGAGGTCAAAGATGAGTTAAATATTGCTTTAATTGCATTACAAAGTGGATTGCTGAAATTCAATAGCGATTATGAGCCAATTTACACATTAAAAATACCTTTGTTAAATGATAATAAAGATGTTACAATGAGTGAGGTTAGTTTTAAAACTCGTATTTTTCCAAAAGACCATATTGCTTTGTCAAAGGGGTTAAATGTTCAAAAAGATTCAATGGAGTATATGCAAAAATGTATAGCACACTTGGCAAATTTAGCAAC